TGATGATGATTGTACTGTGTATCTAACAAAAGACTTAATTTCTATTTTTTGGTTCAATGCCGTTGGAGTTATTGCAGTTGATAAACCTGACGCCGCTTCATTTGTAAGTGTAGAACCTGACAAAGCTGTTGTTGTTATATCGTTGTCTACTTGTATGTCACTAACTGTTACAGCAAGTGTTCCTGGTTTCCAATAACTGTTTGTATTGTCCCAAGTAAGTATCTGTCCGTCAGCTGGTGTTGAATTGTTAACATTAGATAAACTTGCTAGGCTGGCCGCTGATACTCTGGCATCTGCTCTTGCGTCTGTGTAATATAAATTTGAACCTTCTGATAATGCACCTGTATTGTGATTTGCAATACTTGACACTTGACCATTAAATGTTGCTGTAGTTGTGTCTACTATAACTGCATTGTTGGCCGCTTTAACATTACCTGTCAAGGTTGCTGTTATTGTTGCGTCAGTACCATCAGTACCATTATCAAGAACTAGTTGTCCACCTGTTGCTCTAATGTCTCCAGTGACATCTCCTGTCACTGCGGCATTTAAAGTTGCTGATGATATGTCAAGTAATACTGCACCGCCGCCTGTCTTTACATCACCAACAATGTTACCTGTTATGTTACCAACAAACTCGTTTGCTGTAACGCTAGTACCAAGGTTGACTGTTCCTGATGCTGTTAAATCTGTGAACGAACCTGTTGATTGTGCAGTGGCTCCGACAGTTGTTCCATCTATCGCTCCTCCACCTATATCAACATTGTTGGAAATTAAATTAGTTACTGTTAAATTGTTTATCGAACTGATCGAAAAATTCTGAAATGAAGCATTGTTGAAATCTATTGCTGATGATCCTTCAGCTACAAATGTCCAAGTTCCATCACTGCCTGATTTGGTATACAGTAAACTCGCTACTGCACTACCACCTGCTTCAACTTCTAGACCTGCGCCTGATCCAGGTATCGATGATTCAGCATTGTTAACAGTGATGATTGGATCACCCGTTGTTAATTCAGTTGTAGTAATAGTTGTTCCGGGATCTGCAAACGTCACATTGTTTGCAAATAAAAAATCTCCTGAACTCCTTCTTGTAGTTTTTCCTGCCATTGTTCTCTGCTCCTAGTAATAATATTTAGCAAAAAGACTAATAGTTTAACACGGTTAAAGTCTATTTTGAGTAGTCTGGTAAAGGACCACCATATTTCTTACCTTTGACTTTATTAGTTCCTACTTTTTGTCTTTTGCCATCATATTTGTGATCACGATCAGAATCTCTATCACGCATTCCTTGTGATCTACAAGAAGCTAACCAAGAAGCTGGTAAACTACTATCTGGTCTGTTGGATTTGCATACATCTTTTGGTGCTGGACCAATATTTTCTTGTGCATTTACTATTTCGTTGATCTTCATACTATTATTTATTATTTCTGCACAAAAGAAAAAGCCCGGCATAAAAACCGGGCTTTAACTGTAATTTCAAAAAATCTAAGACTTAGATGAAGCTTAAATTTGCTGAGTGTGTGTTCATATCGATAGCTGAAACATAGTCACCTGCATTACCTAATGAAGATGCTGTGTTGTTTAACTCTACGTAACCGTATCTTGTCATAAATGACACTGTAGGTTCGAAAGTAGCTGGGTCGATAACAACGCCTGAGCTCATTAATGGAATGTATGGGCAATAAAACGCCGCCGCATCCACTTCACCTGGACCTTTATAACCAACTAATACTGAAGTAGTATCACCAGCATATGAGTTTACATAGATTCTCATTGAACCGTTTAAAGTACCAGCATATTTTGTATTTGTTGGTGCTTCGAATGTACCCTCAGTTGTTCTTGCGAACGCTGAAGTTGTCGCTGACTGAAGAATAGTCAAAGCTGTTGGAGAAAGTACTGCATAGTTACCAGCACCTCTTCTTGTTCTTTGAGCAATTCTGTTAGCTTCTCTGTTGATTAAAACAGCCAATGCCGCGTGTTGGTCACCAACGAAAGTTGCTTGACCTGATACACCTTTTTGGTCGTATGCCGCTCCGGCTGTACCTGCTAATGAAATTAGAGAGTTGATCACTTCTTGATCGATCTCTGCAGTAATTTCTTGTGCTAGTGCCGCCATAATTTCAGCTTCTACGTCTAAACCGTGCATTGCGTTTGCATCTTGAGCCGACTCGAAAGTCCATCTTGCTGATAGTTTTCTTGTCTTAGCTTCAACTGTTTGTTTTAAAATTTGGATAGACATCTTGTTACCGCCACGTCCTTCTAAACTTGAAGTACCTGCCGCTGTATCAGTTGTTGTACCTTCTTCACCTGAGTAACCTCTGGCAATTTTAGCTGGTGATAAAGCTTCTTCACCTGCTGTTACACCTTGATCTGATTCTGCATATCTAACTCTTAATGTGTGGATTTGTCCCACTGGGCCTGTCATAGGTTGTACACCAACGATTTCGTTAGCGATTACTGTAGGCATAACCCGTCTTATTACTGGTAAGATCACTTTGTTAAGTGCGGCAACGTTACCGGCACCTGTAGCACCTGCTGAGGCTGTCTCTGCCAAATACTTCTGAGTGTTTTCTAAAATAACGCCCATAGTATCTTTTTTTTGGCCTTGAAGACCTTCTAACAATGCTGATTTAGTGTCTGTCCAATTTTCAGTTAATGTTTTTTCTGACATAATAGTTTAACTCCTTAATCCTGCTAGTCTTTTAATGTGAACGATATCACTGTTCAAGTTGTTATCGTCAATATTGTTAATAGTTCTATCACCAGTGTGTTCTGTAATCATTGCACTGTCATCACCTTTTGGTGCTACAGTTTCATTTAATACAGCTGGTAGATATTTTTCAAACTGCTTTTTTAAGTTTGCAGTTTGTACTGATTCTAACAACTCAACCATCACTTGACGTTTGTCTTTAGATAATGGAGAAACAAGTTCTGCTAAAGCATTCGCTCTAGTCATTTTGTCTTCTGTTACCTTAAGTTTTGTTTGTGTTGCTTTGATATCTGCATCTTTTTGATTTAACGCATCTTCTAACTTAGAAGCTACATCTTTTTGTTCTACAAGTTGTGCTTGTAGTTTATTAATTTCACCACCTTCTGAAAGGTATGAACTCAAATATTCACCTGCAAATGCTTCAAACACTTTTCTACCAAAGTTGTTTTCTTTAGCAACTTTAATGTCTTCTTTAAGTGTTTTGATTTCATTTTTAAGTGTCGAGTCTACTGTGCTTTCCACAAGACTTGAAGCTCTTTTGATAAAAGCAGTTTTAGTTTCATCGATCATCTTACGACCTTCTGCTACTAATTGTACTTTTTTCTCAACAAGATCTTTTTTGTCTTCTGCAAATTCAGTTAACTCTTTGGAGAGTTGTCTGACTACAAAGTTTTCCAACTTCGTAAATTGACCTTTGAGTGCATTTCTATCTTCTCTTAATTCTTTCACTTCTTTTACCAAAGCGTCCGAAACAAAAGTTGACAACATATTTGAATGTTCACTTACTGCTGTTTTATAAGCAACTCTTTCTTTAACAACTGCTTTTTTATCTTCTGCAAATTCTGAAATTTCTTTCTTCAATGCATCTGAAAGCATATTGTCCATTGCTTCAACAATCTGTGATTTGTCATTTTCATAACGTTGTGCGAACTCTTCTCTAAGTTCGGCTGAAATGTTCTCACGAGCCTCAGACAGCTTGTTCTCCCAAGCTTCTTGGACTTGAATTTTTAGATCTTCACTTAATGTTTCTGATCCAAAGATTTCTGTAATGTCTGCCATCTGAATCTCCTTATTTCTTGTTTAGTTCACCAATTAATTTAGTGATTTCATTGGCTAAATGTTTTTCGGCTTTTTTATCAAACATACTTGCTTGACTCAAACCAAATAACTTCTGACCACCTCGCATATTCCATAAGCCTTCGTATATGGCTTTTGGGTATGCATCGGGAGCCGACGGTTGTGCAACAATATCAACTGTGATGATTTCAAAGTCTTTTACATCACCGCTGTCATCTACGTTGCCCGATCCTCTCGAACTCACTCCTAGTTTACATCCGCTTTCGAGTAAGGTTGTAATAATCTTACCCATCGGCGTTGGCATAATCTTAAGTTTTCCAATTCCATTAGGACCATCCATCCAAATGTCTTCGATCATATGTGAAACACGATCTAAGTTAACAGTTAGATTTTCTGGATGATCAGCTTCACCTAACACACTGAAACCACCATCAAGTCTTTCTTTGATGTTTGCTACAGCACGATTGATTTCCTGAACTGGGTATTTTCTTTTGTTTTGATTTTCAATACCACCTTGTATGAAAATGCCTTTCATTTTGAGGCTTTTGTTTGTTCCTTCACCTTCGTGTAAAACTTCCATTCTTGCTTGATCGAAAGTTAAACATTCTTGTAAATAATGTAGTGAATGATTCATATTGTGCCTCCCTTCAATTAAGTTAAAATTATTTACTTCCAACTACTGATTGAGCAGTTTTATCTGCACCATCTGTGTTGTCCGCTTTAACTTCACTCATATTTGGTTCTGTAGTTGCACCCATATCAGCCGCTTTAGGAGCCGAAGCACCTTTTTCGTCGCCGCCTGCTACTATGTTAGATGCAGTTCCACCCATATCGTTTTTAGACGCTACTGGTGATTTACCATTGTCTGAACCATCTGCTGAAGCAACTTTAACTGGTTTCAGTTCTGCTTCTTCAAGTTCTTGAGTTGATTCTGCTGGTGCTTCGATTGACTCATCAGCTTCGTCTTCCATTCCTGGCATTGCTGGTGCTTCATCTTCGTCGCCTGCTTCTTCTTCTCCGCCACCGTTAACGATGTCGTCAAACTTTGCTTTTAGTTCTTCTAAGGCTTGTGCTAAATCGTCTACTTTATCTTCAACTTCCTCGTGATCGTGATCGTCGTCTTTACCGTCTTCGTCACCATCATCTTCGTTAGTTTCTTCGTATTCGATTTCTTCTGAATCTTCTTCTGTTTTTGCTTTTAATTCAGCTTTTAAATCAGCGTCAACATCGCCGGTTTCACCGCCAACTGTTTCTTCTACTTTATCTTCTGCTGAATCGTCTGCTTTTGCTTCTTCAACAGCTTCTTCTTCTGTTGCTTCTGCTTTTGTTTCTTCAACTGCTTCTTCAGTTTCAGTTTCTGTTACTGCTTCTTCAGTTGTGTTAACTAATTCTTCGTGAATTGATCTAGCTTTTTCTACAATAACGTCGTGCAATAAAGCTTCTGCTTTATCAGACTCGCCATTTACTAGATATTCAAGAACTTGTTCCATTTTTGAACTCATCTCTGACATATCAAATCTCCTTTATAATATTAGCATCGATACTATTAGTATATTAATAAATGTTATTGTTATTTAACAAAAAGATAAAATTCGGAGAATAATAGGGCAAAAAACCGCATTTTTTTAAAAAAAGGCAGTTTAAACGTCTTTTAAAAGATCTTTTATCAAGATCTACTATACAGCACCAACTGGTTGTCCGTACATCTTTGCAACAAATTGTTTGTTCTCTTCTTGGTCTTGTTGTCTTATCTCTCTTACTTTTCTTAATTTGTTTAGATGTTTTAACGTTAAACGTGTTTTTCTATTAGTACTAATGTCAGCACGATGATAATCATCTTGGTCTGGAAGATAATTTTCTTTAACTACAACTTCTTTTAGTTCTGTGTAACGCATACTTTTATTTATTATATTAGAATCAAATTTGAGTAAATAAAAGTATGTCAAGCAAAACAATATCAGTTGAAGAACTTTTTAGCTCTGAACTAGATGCCGTTAACGAATATATCACTTATTTAGAGAACCAAGAGTTTCGTTCTCCTACTCAAAAAAAAGAATTAAAAGATTTAAAAATTGTTGCACAGTACCTTATAGATCGTTTAGACAACAAAATGAATCTTGTTGAAGAGTCATTCACACTACATTAATAATGTATAAAATAATTTTAGCTTTGGTGTTATTTTTTTCTATGACAGGTTCATTGTTTGCTAACGATCCTGATTTTGCAAAATTTTTACTCAATGAAGAACAGATACGTATCAATCTTGCGATTGAGGAATTAAAACATCAGATGACATATGTTAGTGAAGAACATTATAGCTTACTTGAAAAAGAATTGAAACAGTTGATACTGGACTTGGAACAAAATTTAATAGATCAATTTAAAATACAAAAACTTCTTAACTCTCAGTAGTATCAGTACCTGGTTGTGCTTCTGCACCACTGATAGGAGATTCAATACCAGCTGAAGTATCTGGATCTAGACTATCGCCACCGCCCGCTGGTGCTGGCATAGGTGAAGCACCAACTGATCCTAGACCGTCTGCTTCTGCATCGCTCATCGAACCCGGAATGCTTTCTGAGTTTTCTTCTGACCATAATCTTTGATTTTCATAAATTTCTTCTTCAGTTAGTTTCAGATAACGTTTCATTGCAAAACGTTTACTTACGAACGGAAGCTGTTGTATCTGATTAAAGATGTTTACAAGTTGTGTATCTAATTCAATCTGTCTGTACTTGCCAAAGTTTTGTGGTTCATTGAACTGTAACTGGAACATACCCGAATCAATTTCAATACCTCTGTGTTTTAAAAACATTTTAAATTCAAAATCAATATTTGGTTGCATAAAGTTTTGTATTCTTTTACAGAACTTTGTAAATCTAAATTCTTGTATGTATGCTGTACCTACTCTACCATCAGTGAATGCTGTGTTTTGATCACCTGGTGTGCTTGGTAAGTATGCACTCGGTACTCTTAGACCTTTTAATAACTTGTCATTGAAATATCTCAAGTCATCAATTTCACCTAAGTTACTACCACCCGGTAACGTTTCAACTTTAGATCCTCTGCCCTCTGCCGTCTGAGCAAAGAAGTAGTCTTCTATCATTGATAGTGGATTGTAAGTTGCGTCCATTACGTTAGCACCACCTGTTGCACTAGGTATACGTCTTTGGTGTATCTCGTTTTTAATTCTTTCAATGAATCCCATTGCTTTTGAAGTTGGCATATTACCTACATCAATATAGAACACTCTACGTTCAGGTGCTCTTTGTACTCTGTAAATGATCATTGCGTCTTCAAGTAATTCTTTTTGCTTGTAAGTTTTAAAGATAGGCTCTAACAGACTTACTCCGAAAGGCCAAAATCTATCCATACCTTCTGTTAAACTTAAATGTATAACGTGTGATGCATCAATTGGATACGTCTGTGCATCTTTTGAAAATCTTGTGTTACCAAATCCGCCACCAGGTCCTTGCCCATATGGCATAGCGGCTCTGTTGCTTCCACCACCGCCCATAGGATGACCAATAGTAGTACTACCGCCTGCTCCGGTTGTAGCTGACATACTTTGTCCAAACGCATCAGATGTTATATCTAAATTTTTAACATTGAGATCTAAGTTCTTGATGAAGTATGCTTCTGGTTTTTTACCTTTACCTTCGTTGACAACTATTCTTTCAACGTTGCCTGGATCAATCCAGTACCACTTGTATGTTTTTGGATCTCTTACAAATATCTGGTCACCATACTTCAAAGTATTACGAACCATTTTGAAACAACGCTTCTGCCATTGATTAATTTTGTTCCACTGTGTGAGTGCGTCAGTTAATATAGCTGACTCTGTATCAGTTGGTGTCTCGTTGTATTGTATATTGAATGTTGAACCTGTTTTTTCATCAGATTGACTAGAGAATTCTGCTATGGTGTCTAGTGCCGCATTAATTTCTGTGTCAAGATCCATCATATCGTATTGATAGTATCTTTCACGTCTGTTAGGTTGTCCAGCATAAACTTCAGGTAGCCACGTGTTGTATCTGCTGTTAGAAGCAGATCCGGACGCCGATCCTGGTGTAGTCGAACCTACAGGACTGTTAGTGCCTTGTTCAGTTCCGTATTCTTTAAAGTATTTTCTCCAAGTCATATTTTTATCCAAGTTATAATAGTATTTATAATATAGTGTTTTTAATGCTTTGTCAACTTTTTTTTGATTAATTGGTAAATTATATGGTTTACGTGTGACTCATATAGTTATTTGCTGAAATTTTTGATAATTCGTTAGTTGCTTTTTTCTGTTCACCGGAATTTTGTGACAAAATTCTAACTTGTTCTTCAAGTACTTCTATTTGTTTTTTAAGCAACTCATTGGTTTCTTGGGCTGGTGTTTTCTCTACCATAGACTTAGGATCACCATACATTGGCATAATCCTGATTTTGCTCCTGCTAGGAGTAGAACTAGTAGCAAACATACTTGTACTGCTAGGTTTAATTCCTGCTTCATCATAGGTTGATCCACTACTGCTAGATGCTTTTTTGTTAAACAACGGTTGAGCAAAATATTCACCCATTTCATTCTGGATGTAATTTTGTGTTCTTCCAACACCGTCTGGGCTTTTATTAAAAAAGTGAGTGGCCCAGCTGTCTGACGCCTTGGCATCAGGATTATTTCTACGTAACATCGCATATGCTTTTTTAAGTGCCTCAGGATTATTTTCATTTCCTTTTAGCATATCTGCTATGCTGTCATACATATCTAATTTTTTTGCATTGTCACCACCCGGCATTGCGATTGCTATACCTCTTGCTATACCAGATCCTACTGCACCCGATAGCATACTTGAAAGTCCATCAAATATTCCTGCTATCTTAGTTCCGGCTCCGCTAAAGAAACCAACCAGTGTGTTCATTGCATTCTGCAACATACCAAACCCTGTGGTTTTGATCCAGTCTGCCAAACTACCTATCATATCTGATAAACTCTTGACTGTGGTGCTGAAACCATTTATCACTTCAGGAGATAGCACAGATATTAAAAGTTTATCGAATGCCGCTTTGATCTTTTCAATACCCATTCTTAATTCATTTTGTGCTTGGCCTAATTTTTCAGGATTGATATTTTTTCTAATCTCTGCCATTTGCTTAAAGGTTGTGTCATCAATTGACTCATTTAAGTTTGCAAGTTTTATCACAAACTTCGCCATTGGGTCTCCACTGATCTCTAATGCTCTTAAGAATTGTCTAGAGCTCTCATCTGTTGTGGCTATAGCTTCTCTAAATGAATCTAATGCACCTGTAACATCACCACCACTGGTTGATGCACTCTGTAAATCTTGTAAAGCAGTCAACATCGACGGACTTACCCTTGCAAGGTCTTGACCAAATTGAGTGAACTGCATACCACCTCTACCAATACCTTCACTTAATGCTGTTGTAAGTTGTCCACCTGCTTCTTCTCCAAATGCGGCCAACCCAGCGAAAGCTGTTTGACTTGATTGTAATGCTTGTCCTCTTAGATTGGTTGGTAGCATCTGTAAAGCATTTGTAAACGATTCTATTTGACTTGCTTGTATTGTCATATTTCTAATGACATCATTTGATACATTTAATAATCTTGTGAACGCCTGTGTTGTTTGTAAAACATTGGTTGTCGTTTGTGCTATTGCCATTGACGTTGCTGAACTGTCAAAACCTAACTGTCTTAATATATCTGCCGACTCGGCAGTGGCCGCCGCAAGTTCTTGGTTACTCAATCCTAAATAGCTCTGGCTTTTGGTTAAATTTTGTACGCCAACTATAGCACTGCTCATTGTACCGGTTCCAAATTCACCGGCCGTTGTAGCAAACTCTTGCATCAGTTCAGAGAAGTTATCTAAACTCAGTGAAGCATCTGCCGCCTGTGCCGCAAATGAAGTAACGCCTCCGGACAGACCTTGCTCACCTTGTATATCAAAACCTCTTCTAAATAATGTGTTGTCTAACTGTCCTAGTTTTAAGAAAAATTTAGTTGCCGCAATAATTCCGCTTGCCAATCCTGCCAATCCTGCAGTCACTGGATTTAGGAATTTTGAGAATTTAGATAAACCGCCAAACAAACCAGGAAACACACCTCCACTGCCGCCGGTGGCCGCAAGTGCTTTGTTTACTATGCCTTGCTGTTTACCATTCTTTGAAAGTTGTTCTTCAACTTTCTTTAGCTTTTCTAGATGATTCTTATTGTGTTTCTTTTCCGATTGTGCTTCTGCTGTACCTTGCTTTACTTGTACTGTTTCTTTATCTAATATTGCTTTTAATGATTTTCTGATAGATTCATTAGTTCCTGCAGTTTTTTTAGCGTCAACACCTAATGCTCTTGCTACCTTTATTAGGTCCTGCATAGAACGGTCATACGCAAATTCTGGTATTTCTATCTGTTTTCCGTCTACATTTATTACTACTGTGTCTGCCATTGATAAATAATTAAGTACGTACTTAAAGACTCCTATAAATATTGTTCTAATAATATTTATATGGTTAATAATATACGCAGTTAAAAAATTAACAAGGAACAAAAATGAGCGAAGAAATTAAACAAAACCCGTTAAAGCAGTTTTACAGAGCTCCAAAGTTATACGTGAATTTACCGTCAAGAGGTAAGTTTAACGATGTCGTTGATGAATCAATGACTGGTGAAATTTCTGTGTATGCTATGACTAGTAAAGACGAACTATTGATGAAAAACCCTGATGCATTGCTTAATGGCGACGCAGTTGTTGAGGCAATAAGAAGCTGTGCACCAAGCGTCAAGGATCCAAAAAATCTTCCAGTCTGCGATGTGGACTTATTACTGATTGCTATACGTATGGCCACGTTTGGTGAATTTATGGAAGCAAAATTAAAATCTCCTCACACCGGAAAACTTGGTACTTACGACATCAACCTCAATAACATTGTTGAAGGTGTTGGTGAAATACCTGCAGAAAATAATGTAACACTAGCTAACGGTTGTACAGTTTACGTCAAACCGTTCACATATGAATTGCAAACGCAAATAAATTTAGTTGCATACGATCAAGCAACTGCACTTAAAAACGTAGGTGAAGTAAGCAGTTCAAGTGCTCAACAGTTCAAACAGATGTTTACTAAACTTTCAGAAATTAACACCGACGTCATTGGAAAGAGCATTTATAAAGTAATGACACCAGATGGTGCAAGTGTTGTTGATGCTACGCAAATCAAAGAATTTTTAGCAAACCTAGAAACCAAAGACGCAAAAATAATCGATGGCAAGATCGATGATCTAAACAAATCAGGTACTAACTTCAAACAACAAATTATTTGTAAAGAAACAGAAAAACCGTTCGAAGCTGATATCAAATTGGATCCATCGGATTTTTTCGTCAATTCCTAATCACATCCGATCCTTCTGAGATACAAGCCTATTTCCAAGAAATGGCCGAAGAAGCCAACGGTATCAGAAAAAGCATAACAGAGATATGTTGGTATATGAGAGGATCTGTGAGTTATGAACAGGCCTGGGCATTGACATACGAAGACAAAAAAATAATACACGAATTCCTCAAAGACAATATGGAACGTTTCAAGGGTTCTATGAGCCCTGTGGTATAATTATAAGAATCTCGAGAGTGCGAACATCAAAGATCCTGTTATGGCAGAACCTATCGCCATCGCTGTCCAGAAACCATACGTCGGCATAATATAAACGAACATCGGAAAGAACAACAAGCTCACTAGCACGAAGTAGACTGTATGCACACTGATCGTTTTGAAAGTCTGCACGTCGACACCTGCATAATACATAAAGACAAAAGACACGAAACTGGCCAAAGGTATACCTAACACAAACGCACCGATGGTCGGATATCTCTCAGACACCGTACTCACTGTGGCGATTATTATACCACCTATTATCGCTTTGATTATGAATTCCATACTAGTACTTATTTTGATCAGTCAGAGTTGTGTCCAATATATTATGATATCACTTTGTCTACGTAGGAATAGAACTAAAGTTCCATTGTACAACGCTCTGCGTTAGTTTCTTTAAGAGTTATTATTGTTCTTTGTATTAGAAATTTTATAAACTAGATCATTATACCTTGTATGTGTTTTAT